GTGGGAACTCTCAAAGAGTTCTCGAAATGACAGGAGGCGTCGGTTGTTTGGTACCGACGCCCGCCCCGCAAACGCGGGGAGACAATATTTTTAAACCAGTGGCACAGAGTGCCAAACCAGCAGGCGGAGAGAAAGGGCCCGTGACCGTAGGTCACGTGCGTTCAGCTCTCCGCCGGCTAGGACGCGTTGCAAAGAACGCGTGCGTTGGTTTCCTCCTCGATCAGGTATCGTCTTCCCTGATCGCGGAGTTCTTGCCCACCCAACCACTCCCCAAGATGTGGTCGATGGTGACGGCAGATGATCTCGCGAAGCGATTCCTCGCACTCGCAGCTCCGGTGTCTTTACTCCTCAGGACACCGTGGAAAAATAAGAGCTACAAGTGCGTGCAAGACATTGGCAAAGATTTCGCCAATGCATGCCGAACGCTCCTTGAGCTAGATGGAAACACCGATATGGACAATGACTTCGTCAAGTTCTGGTGTAACCGCAAGTTTCAAGTGGCCGTCGGTGACGTGGGTTTACCCACGTCGCGAGTGGATGGGAAAGTGGTGAAGGTCAATCAAGTCCTTGACACCGGGCACATTTTGTTGCCGTGCCCTCCCAATCTACTCGCAGCGGGCTTTGCCGAGCGTGATTTGTTCACCGGCAAGATAGCCCAGCTACTGCGTGTCGTTCTTCTGAAGACGCGCCGGGGCGACCCAAAGACTCTCGCTATCATGACATCTTTCCTGATGCTCAAGCGAGGGTGGTCGCATCTCGGGATCCCATCCCTAGTGAAAACACTGATCGGTCATCAGACAGATCTCACCCGCGAGCCTGAGCCACTTCCGGCTCGGCTCAGCGACGCCATCCGTGAAACGGTAATCGGCGTGCTGCGGGGTGTTGACATCAAGAAGGATCCTCTCCAGAAAGTCAAACTTCCTCTCAAGGCCTGCACTTCAACGTGTGGGGTCGATGGGGGTGCTAATGCAGCGATCGCGTGCCTACTAGGCCCGGTCATGTCTCAAAGCGCCCTCCAAGACTCCTCACTGTTCGCAGTCAGCAGGGATTTTGACGATTTCACCCTTAGGTCGACGGTCCAAGCCGTTGCCGAGCGTGAGAAGAGAAACCGAGAGCTTTTGAAAGCCCGGGGAATCCGTCTCAACCCAGACACACTCAAGCAGTTTGACGTGACGTACAAACCGGCTGTTAGCGAGGAGTTGCCACAAGCACCCCGCATCAGTCTGGTCCAGATCGATGCTCTCGAGAACTCCGCAAAACGCGAGATTTTCGAAAAGATCGAGACTGCCCGTCAACTGCTGACTGACGTGATCGAGCCATCCTTGCTCCTGAATTACGTCACCTGTGTCACAGAAGATTGCAAGTTCAGAATCATCACTGCGGGCAATGCCCTGGTGAATGCCTCACTTGCCACACTCCACGGTCATCTCCAGAAATGCTGGGCGGCCACTCCGTACTACACCGGTCCCAATTGGGAAGAGCGTGTGTTGGAGTGGGGGCCTGTTTTTAGCATTGATGGAGAGTTGTTCATCTGGCACTCTGTAGACTATAAGAGCGCCACCGACAACCTGAACCGTTGGTCGACACTTGCAGCGTCGGAAGCTGTCCTCGAGCATCTGGCGGAATTCCTCCCAGAAGACTTCAAAACCTTCTTGGGCGGAGCCACCATTGTTTATCCGAAGGACAAGGCTACTGAGTATGCTTTCAAATGGACCAAGGATTCCACCGGACGCGACGTCCCTCCCCTCTTGAAGGAGAGCATCCAGCAGACCAATGGTCAGCTGATGGGTCACATCCTTTCGTTCCCGTTGCTCTGTATGATCAACCTCGCCACACTCAAGCTTGCCATCAGGCAGGCAGTGGACGAAGGTTTGATGTCACAGGAAGACGCCGACAAAGTAATGAGTCGGGTACTTATCAATGGAGACGACCTCCTGTTCGCGGCACCAGCATGGTTCGTCGCTTACTGGGAGAAGGTCGCGAAGAGCCTTGGACTGACCACCACGGTCGGGAAGAGTTTCTCCTCGCCAACATTTGCAATGGTGAACAACGTTTTCTACAGCATGGTCTCAGACCCCCTGCAGTGGATGACGGGAAAGCGCAACCAGATCGTCGGTTATCTCAACCAAGCTATCATCTACGGTAAGAACCGCGGAATCCAGCTAGAAGAGCTCTCACCTGACGACTTGGAAACGACATCTCCACCAAGCAACTACCTCGGTCGCACTTTCCGCGAAATGGCTGTACGGCTACCACCTGGCCTAGCCTCCGAGTATCTCGACGGATTCCTCCGAGCCTCACCCTGGCCGGACCGTCTAGGCGATCGCATCGTCGTTCCCCACCCCCTAATTGCGGTTTCCGCGGGGGGCCTGGGCCTGCTCAAAGATCATGCTCCCGAAAGGTGGCATCACCCCAAGAGCGTCAACGACGTCCACCGCGCACTAGCTGGTGCAGCAATCTCGGGACGAGCATCTTCGCTTTACGCGAAAAATGCATCGGATCCGAAGGACACATCAGCTCGCAGTGAGATCCTGCGCAAACTACCCAAGCCGTGGCCCGTCATTGACGGTTTGCCCCGTGACTCTCCCCTTCAGAAGGTGTTCCTCACGACACACCGACTGGAGTCCGATGAACTCCTAATCCACTGCACCTGTGCAGGACTGGGACCGTTCGATCCTGAAACAGGAGATTGCCCGATGGGTGGCAAGCGCTGCGATACCAAGTTATCGAGCCTAAAACACGACCTCAGCCTACGCGTGACCAAAGGGTCTGCGGGCGAGAAGACGTACAAAAGCTGGAAACAGGCTTGCGTCGGACAGGCGAAATCATGTCAAAAGCCTGATCTGTCGACGGCCCTCCGCCGGCTGGAGAAGACGTCCGTGAAAAAGATGTTGGAGATAGTTCCACTAACGGCAGACGATTGTCTTGCCATCGGTGTGAGCTTCCTCTACCCTCATCTGCCACGTCGAATGCCAAACGCCCATGTGTCCTTCATCGGATCGGGCGTTTCCCTCGCTCAGGTCTCCCGAGAATTCTTTCCCGGTGAGACCCGTTTCGGGGCCTATGCGCAATCGTTTCTCTTCCCCAATGCAATTGCATTACCCATCAAGTTGCGCAAACCAGGCGTACACAAGGTGCACCGGCACAAGCTTATGCAGAGCTCTCTTTGGAGGCTCGGTTCATACGGTTGTGCCCCTGACGAAGGCATGGAAGCCGGACGTCAGCGTGCAGGTCAAACCCCCGAAGAACTGGCTCTTTGGCTGGACATCAAATTCCCGACTCAACGTCATGAAGAGTATGTCCGCGGAAAAACCGGTTGGGGGCTCAACAAGCCACTCCGCAAGGAGATTCAGACGAGCGTCACATCGGCGACCCGAGCAGCGGCAGAACGGAGTCTCGACGAATACACCCGATGGTGTTTCTCGAACCCTGATCCCACCTCGGCTGTCTTGAGCCTGGCTAACATTGGCCTACCCGTACAACCCCCAGTCCGCCCAGTTTTGGAGTTTGGACAATTGGGTGAGTTTGAGATCGTGTCTGAGAAAGACATACTCCCAGGCGGTCAACCGCCCCCCCAGCGACCGAACGAGCCTTTTTTGTTAGCTCGTAAGGTGACTCCACGCCGTCGGATTTCCACACGGCGATTGGAGGAGGCCCAGACCGAATGGTTTGGTCCGCTTGACGAGAGATGGACGTACTTGAATTTCGACGTCCTTAACCTCCGCGAGTCGGACTACATCGGTCACATCGGATCCGATGGGCCCGCTGTACCAGGAACCTCGCGCGCATTCCGGATGGGCTCAGCCTCGTTCGTGACCGCGATTCCTGAACACTAATGGGGTTCGTCACCTCATTCCCCAAAGTGGTTCTCCCCAAGGGAGCAAGAATGTCCACGCTAAGGCCTCGCGCCGGAATGCCAACAGAATGCACGGGGAAGCACTCGCCTTACCGCTCACAGCGGTGGAGCCAACACGCAATGCACACATGGTGCTCGCTGAGTTTGGATGCCACCCACCTGTTAGGTCTGGGAGTGTAGTGACGGATGATCATTCGGACCACCTGCCGGTCGGATCCCATGAATGGCAGCAAAACGCAACAATTCGCGCAAGACGGTCGCCGGTTCCCGGCCGCGCAAACAGAAGCAGATGAAGATTCTGTGGAACAAACCCAAGAGAACGATCGCCAAAAGGCGGTCGAAGCCCAAGAAGAGGGCCCCGACAGCTTCCCGAGCTGTTTCCGGCGTCCAGTCGTTCGCCCGGATGATCTCCAACCCGTTCACGTCGACCAACAGGTCCGGCATGTTCGGAGAGGTGTCAACTGGAATCATGCGCTTCAAGCGCTCCTACGACTTTGGAACTGGTACCTCAGCCACGGTTGGCCTTGGTAACACCTGCGGATTCTTCCTCTGGTGTCCGATCGGCAACGCCCCGTCCTTCAACTCGCTTAACGCGAGCACGATCGACCACCCAATGGGCGTCCTGCTGTACAAGGCCGACTCCGCCAGTTCTGGCTGGTCCAACACAATTGGCACCAAGCTGGGGGCAGTCGACTTCGCGACATGGAACGCGGTCCGCGGAGCAAACCCCGCGGCCATCACGTCCGTTGCCACCCCCGATGACAACTTCCTCGGGGAGGTGGCCGCGAAGTCCCGGCTCGTGTCGGCTGGAATCGTTCTTCGATGTTACGCAAACCCCCTCGAAATGACGGGGGAGTACATCAAGATCGAGAACGTCGACATCGACTCCATCCTCGAGGATCGCACCACGTCGGCCTCCGTCACAGTCAACGCCTTGTTTGATCTGTCGTCGCACACTCCTCAGCCATTCATGGTTGGGAAGTCTGTTCGGCACATCTACATAAACGACCGGCACAATGCCGGACTCGAAGTCGACTGCCAAGACGGGCCCAATGACGCACCGGATGCGACAACGATCGGGGCGGGAGACTCCCGCCAGACGCTAGGGATCATCCCCAAGTCCTCCTACCAGGAGCCCTCGATGATCTCCGACTACGGCCGTGCCCACCATCCAAAGATGTTTGGCATCGCCTTCCGCGGCGTGGACCCTAAGATGTTCAGCAAGCTCTTCATTGACGCTTACTGCTCGAAGGAGTTCACCATCGCCGCCTACCAGGGGATTCCTCAGGTTCCCTCTGGTCGAGTCGGTCCCAACGTCTCGGAGCCAGCACACCTCCTAGCCACCGCCTACAAGTCCGCCACCGACGCCGTTGACAATGGCGTCGGTGCGCTCTCTGCGGGCCTCGTGTCCAAGGGCGTCTCCTACCTCGGTCAGGACGTCCTGGGACTCGCAGGCTTCGTCTGAGCCCTCCACCACCTCTTCTAGGCCCACCCCGGTATTCCACGGGTGGTCCTCCAAAAACCGTTAAACTGACCGGGTATTCCTCAGTCCAGAAACGATTCCTCACACAAGTTGGTCCGGTATTCCACGACCATGTTGGGGATAAAGATAAGTTCCACAAATGCACTCCTGTCCTCTGACAAGACTGTCCACCTCCAGATACCATCCCCGCGAAGAGTGAGATCCTTCGCATCCTCCGGCACACTGCCGTGAGGGGCCACCTCTCGCACCGCCTTCAAGCCAAGGCATTGTGCACCACCAGCATTGTAAGAAAGCAATGCCTGGGCACCCGCTCCAACCGAGACTTCTCCGGAAGGTTTCACGCTGGGTGGCGGACCGATTAAACTCTCTACACCTACTGTTGCAGTGGTATAAGAAGTTCCCTGATCGTTCTCTCACGCCCGACCACCGGCTTCGGCCGTGTAATAGCGAGATCCAGATAACGAGGACTCTCCGTTCCAGATATTGCATCTGATGTTGGAGGGATTTCCAGGCACCTTGAATGGTCGCCGGTGGTGGGTCCGAGAACCCGCCCTTCCGTGCCCCCCCGAGACGCGCATCTTCGCTTAAGGCGAAAAATGTGGTACTCGGGGAGGCCCGTGTAACAGCCGCTCCCCTGGAGAGCGCGCTGCCGGACCGACGCCTGTTTCCTGGCGTCGGTCAAAGGTCGAACGAAGCATACGAATGCAAATCCCGCAATATGAGAAAGCGGGGTTTCTTGGATGTTCGACTCGAGGGGGCCTCCTGCGCACAAGCGCAGGTGCCCATAGCCAATTCGGAACCCTTGGGGTTCCCGG